CAGAAAGAACAATTTATTGTAACATTACGAATACTGTAGATGCTACAACAGCAGGTTCTTTTACGTTTATAATTGAGTATGTGCAAATTGCATAATTTAACTAGGTGAGGGTAAAACCTCACCTATACATTAGGAGAAATTAATGGCAGATGCAGTTACTTCACAGACTTTAATAGATGGCCCACAAACGGCTGTTATGAAGTTTACAAATGTTTCTGATGGTTCAGGCGAAGATGCCGTCAAGAAAGTGGACGTGAGTGCTTTAAGTAATAGCGCAGGCGGTCTTGCTTGTACGGGTGTTGTTATAGAAAAAATGTGGTGGCAATGTATTGGAATGAAAGTAAAAGTTCTTTTTGATGCTGATACAGATGCTTTTTGTATTGAGTTAGGTGAAAATCAAAGTGGTCATCACGACTACACTAGCTTTGGTGGCTTAACAAATAACGCAGGAACAGGTGTTACTGGCGATATATTATTTACGACTGTAGGGCACACTAGTGCGGACACATACACAATCATTTTGTATATGCGTAAAAAATATGGCTAGTGTTCTTAGCGTTTTTTCGGAGGGTTAAATGTCTTCTACAAGAAAAGAGACTACTATGCCCAAAAGAAACAAAAAGAACTTTCGCCCTACTAAAAAAGGGGCGGGAATGACGGAGGCAGGCGTTAAAGCTTACCGACGGAAAAACCCCGGTTCTAAATTAAAAACAGCCGTAACCAAGAAAAAGAATTTAACAAAGTCCGAAAAAGCAAGAAGAAAATCTTTTTGTGCTAGATCCGCAGGCCAAATGAAAAAATTTCCTAAGGCAGCTAAGGATCCAAATAGTAGGCTAAGACAAGCTAGGAAGAGGTGGAGATGTTAATTTCAAGAAGTAAAATCCCTAAAGGCGTAAGTTACTTTAGAAAAGGCGGGGCAGCTTCAAAAAAGTCAAAAGGCAGTAAGATTTGTCCCGAAGGAAAAGCTTGGGCAAAAAGAACTTTTGATACATACCCTTCAGCTTATGCTAATTTAGCTGCCTCTAAGTATTGTAAAGACCCTAATTATGCAAAAAAGTCAAAAGGTGGTAAGAGAAAGGGTCGATAATGGGTGAACTAAAGAAATGGGTGGATCAAGATTGGGTAAGGATTGGTACAGATGGTAAAATCAAAGGTAAATGCGGTACTTCAAAGGATAAAAAGAATCCTGACAGGTGTCTTCCAAGGTCTAAGGCTCAAAGCCTTTCGAAAGAAGAAAGAGCCTCAACCGCTCGTAAGAAAAAAAGAGAAGGTAGTAAAGGCAAAACCGTTGTCAAAAACACGAAGAGCGCGGAAGTAAAATTTGCCCGTTATGGGGGTGAGATGAAAGCAAAACGCCCCTATAAAGGCAAGAAGAAAGACGGAGTTGTTGCAAGAGGTTGTGGTTTAGTTATGAATAACCGAAGAAAACATACAAAGGGTTCTGTAAGCGCATGAACAATGTTTACTTAGATGAAATAAGATCTTGGTCAAAACACGCCCTTGAAAAACCTTTAGATTATTTTAATGGTTTACCTCCATGTCCCTATGCTGAAAAGGCATGGGAAGATAACAGAGTAGATTGCGTTGTTAAAGACACAAAATACAAAAAACCTCTATATCAAGCTGTTTTTGAGTTCCCAAATGACGTAGATATTGTTCTTGTAATTGATAAAAAGTTTCCAAAAGAAGCTAAAAACTTTCATAAATATTTAGATGATATGAATATAGCTATATCTAAGGGAGCATTTGGTGACAGAGATATCTGGGTAATGGGCTTTCATCCTGACGATTCTCCTAATGAATATGTTGACGATAGTGCTTTTTGTAATTTAACAGAGGAAGTTTACGCTATTATCTTTGTACAAAGATTGAGTAAATTGCATGAATCTGCAGACAAATTGAAAAAAAGAGGTTATTATAAGATATATAATAATGAGTACGACGCTGAAGAGATATTTAAACTGAGAGAAACTTTATATAGGAGACTAAAACATGGTAATGAAACCTAAGAAGAAACCAATGAGAAAAATGGGTGGTGGCATGGTTAATAAGATGGCAATGCCCAAAAAAATGCGCGGTGGCGGAATGGCTAAGAAAATGCGTGGCGGTGGCATGGTTAAGAAAATGCGCGGTGGCGGAATGGCTCGTAAGAAGTAATGGCTGTATCCAGTAGCACAGATTTTGAGCTTGATGTAGTTGAATACATAGAAGAAGCTTTTGAGCGTTGCGGTCTTGAGGTTCGTACAGGTTATGACCTTAAAACCGCACGACGTTCTCTTAATCTTATGTTAGCTGAGTGGGCGAACCGTGGTTTAAACCAATGGACCATTAAACAAAGGACGCTTTCTTTAACACAATCAGACGGAGAGTATGATTTAGGAACGGATATAATTGATATTTTGTCCGTTGTTGTAAGACGAAGTAGCACAGATTTTGGTTTAGAAAGGGTAAGTAGAGATACTTTTATTAATATACCAAATAAAACTACAGAGGGAAGACCAAGCCAGTTCTTTTTGGACCGACAAATAACGCCTAATTTAAAAATATGGCCTATTCCAGAGAATAGTACAGATGTAATTCGTTACGATGCTTTGACCAGAGTTAACGATGCGGATACTCAGATAAACACTATGGATGTTCCTTTTAGGTTTTATCCCTGTTTAGCTGCAGGGCTTGCTTATTATATATCTATGAAAAGAGCCCCTGAAAGAATACAGTTGCTGAAAGCAGCTTATGAAGAAGAGTTTCAAAGAGCAATGACTGAGGATAGAGATAGGGCTTCTTTTAATGTTGTTCCTCAGTTTCAATATTTTAGGACGACCTGATGGCAAAGTATGCTAGTGGAAGAAGGGCTTATGGTATATCCGACAGGTCAGGATTTAGATACAGATATCGGGATTTACGTAAAGAATGGAATGGAGCTATTGTAGGTTTTGATGAGTTTGAGCCAAAACAACCTCAACTATTTCCTACCAGAAAAGTATTTGACGCACAGGCTTTAAGAGACGCACGACCTGAAACTAATTTATCAATAGAGCGGTCTACGCAATACGGATTTAATCCTGTTGGTTTTAGATTTATTGAGGGAGTTACCCCTCCAAACAAACTAGCTCCTGAGGGACAAATTGGAAGTGTAACTATTACCGTAACAGATTTTGTGGGTAATACCGCTAATGTTAATGGAGTGCAAGGGGATTCATCCGTGGGTACGGTAGATATTACCATCCCAGATGAAAACGAAACTGTTCGTGTTACAGGAGAAACAGGTACAGCTAGTATTGGTACTGTTTCAATTACAACTCCAGATGCTTCGGTAAGTGTCACGGGCGTAGCAGGCACAGGTTCTGTTGGTACGGTAACAGTAACGGATATTACAGCAACTTATGCAGTGACCGTAGCTAGTTATCTTGGTGCAAACAAATACTATATTGATGGATCCCGACAAGCTACGGTAACTTTAAGTGAGGGTAATACGTATAGATTTGACCAATCAGATAGCTCCAATAGTAATCATCCTCTTAGATTTTCAACAACAAATGACGGCACCCACGGTGGGGGATCAGAATACACAACGGGCGTGACAACCAGTGGTTCCGCAGGTAGTTCTGGGGCATACACTCAAATTACAGTAGCTAGTGGGGCTCCGACATTATATTACTATTGCACTAATCATAGTGGCATGGGAGGGCAAGCAAACACACCATGAGTTTTACATTAACAACATTACGAGATGCTATAAAGAACTATTCAGAAAACACTGAAACTAGTTTTGTAAACAATTTAGATTTATTTATTAGACTAGCTGAAGAGCGTATTTTGAAAACGGTACAATTAAATGTTTTTGAAAAGAATGTGTCGGGAACGATGACTTCTAGTAATCAATATTTAGCTTGTCCCAGTGATTTTTTAGCTCCAAACTCTTTGACTATTACCAACAGTAGCTCTTTCTCTTATTTACAATTTAAAGAAAAAGAGTTTGTACAAACTTTTACTCCTAATCCGGCTACAACAGGATCCCCAAGATATTATGCTCAATTTGATGTAGATAATTTTGTCATAGCTCCTACCCCCGACAGTGGCTATACAGTTAGTCTCAGCTATTTTTACAGACCTGCTAGTTTATCCGAAAGCACTATTACATTTACAGTGAGTAGTAGTTCGTCCTTTACAGTAGGAGAAACGGTTACGGGAGGAACCTCTGGTTCTACGGCAAAAATTACAGCAAAACCCTCTAGCACAACAATGACTGTTATTGTACCCTTAAATGCGTTTACTGCTACAGAAACCATTACAGGAGGGACTTCAAGTGCCTCTACCACACTAACTTCCTTTACTTCAGATACTACAGAAACATGGTTAAGTACAAATGC